TTTTTGCAAACATTCTAAAATTCCGTTCTCAACGTCCTTTTTGGACAGCCGTAATCGGAAGGCGATTTTCTCGTAACCAAACCGTATCGCTCCCGATACAGGGTTTTGGTCCTCACTTGCCAGCAACCAAAGCATGGGCAAAAGCGCTCTTGCATTAACGCTCATTGAGTGAAATTCGAAGTCATCTAACATTGTCTTATGAAGCCTGATCCAGGGCGGACGCCTATCTTTATAGGATTGAAAAGAAGACCAGTTTTTTATTCTTAACGTCATGGCAGCACCTCGACAGCATGCTTCAGCGTTAAGTTGAAAACTTCGGTCCCGAATCTTCTTAATAAATATTTTTTGTTCTTTTTTTTGAAGGAAGCTTCTATTTTTTTTGCATGAGCTCTGTTTTTACACTTTACGACAAAGCCAGCTTGAAACTTTATACGTTCACAATACCCGTTTTTGTTTAAATGGGTTAATGAGTTATTAAATTCTTTTAATCTTTTTTCTGGGTTGTTTGAGATTCCAATCTTAATAATATCATCTTTATATGTGCTCGGATTTATATATAAAAAGCAATTATCGGAATAATTCTTTAAAAATTCCACATCCCCTCCCCCACTAAAATAAAATAGGCGGGGTGGGCCGCGAAAGTGGTTCCCGCGGCCCTTAAACCCCTGCAAGGCGGACCTGCAAAAATACGCCCTTACCCAAGTTTTTAAAAATCTATTTTTGAATGATTTTGCAGGTCATTTCGAATTTATAAACTGATCAACCGAACATGTAAACTTTTATTAAATGAAAAGTGCAGGCCGGGTTGTTCCCGGCCCACACGTTTCCATCAGGGCTACTCAAATTTTACCCTCGTTCGTAAACGGAGACGTTTTCGACTACTCGAACTCCAGGAATACTAAGCTCGTTTTTCAACGAGCGCGCCATTCCGTTTAGAACTTTTTCGTTAGCCAACAGATAACTCGTCGGCTGTCTTCCAGAAGCAACCTCTTTAATCAATAAGTCAAGATCATAGATTTCAATCGAATATGTCTTTCGGTCGAAAACCTTGTCGATCTTAGGTGCCGCTTCGATAGGTCTGGGGATTACCACGGCAACCGCGGGCGCTCTGATTTCCTGGCTTATAATTTCCTCAGCTTCTTTCTTAAAGCCTTGCGACTCTAGTTGCTGTGCGACACGAAGGCGCTCTTCCTCTTGCTGTTTTTTAAGCGCCTGTGATTGCCTGTCGGCCTCTATTTCAGCAAGACGACGAGCCTCCGCGGCCTGCTCCGCCTCAATCCTACGTTGCTCGCGACGGAAGACGTTTATTTTTTGTTCAGCCATGTCTTTGGCGCGTTCCAAGGGATCAAGCACCTTCTTTTCAGCTTCACAAATCGACGCGTGCGCGGACTTCGCCGCTCGCTTAGGATTATCGAAAAGCTCTTTAACTTGTTTGATCTTGGAATTCACCGCCTTAAAGAATTCGCCGGCTTCCATGTATTGTTCTTGAGTCACGATGGAAATCGCGGCGCATTTTTCAACTAGCTGAACGGATTGAAACACTATTTCTCTAGTGTCGGGTATGGTCATGCTACTCATCGGACACCTCCTCGGATTCAGCTTTAGCAATATCGCGATCTGAGGATCTTATTTTTTCGAATGGATACTTATCAGGATAGATTTTAATATTCGCGCCGAAGTATTTTCCGACGGATTCGGCAGCAATAAATTCTTCGAAAACGCTCTTATCAATATTAAAATATCGATAGACAGAGCCGGAATTAAATTCGACATCCATCATCAGTGTATCTTCATTAAAGCCCACGCTTTTAATCTGCGAGCTTTCGACTGGTATTCTTTCCATTTGGTAGCCTCCTTATGGAATTAGATTGTTTTTTTATTTTATAAATCAACCGTCAAAAATTGTAAACGATTTTAATTTCTGGAATTAATTTTATTTAAGAGGTCCATGAAAATAAGGAAGTCGTTTGGATCTTTATATTCGTTGAAACTCCACTTACCTGTTTTGAATAATCTCAAATCAAAACGCCGAGGAAACTTGCAGAGGATGCTTGGGAATTCTCGGTAGGCTGACAGCTGATAGCGAGCAGTCGTGGCCGCGCCGGTTTTAACGTCAATCACGACGTTAGTCTTATTGCCAAAAATATGACCAACGATATCGGGGCGACCGCAATATTTATAAATATGATGGTATTGTTTTTTTTCGCAAAGATCTAAGTAGGGAATTATCTTCAAATATTTTTTTGCATCAAGCCAGGCTTCCACATAAGGCTTAATTAGAGGGTGTAAACTGTCAAAATGCAAATCATCATTAAGATCGAGATTAACCGCGCTATGAACGGCGATCCCGCGTTCTTTTCCTTCTTCAGTAAACCAAGTTGGGTCGATTAACCCGCCTTCTACAAGGACCTGCGAGACGGAGATTACTCTCCGCCCCGCGACCCTGTAAATATGTTCGGCTTCATCAAAATCTATTTCTTCTGTAGCCATTTTAATATGCTTTCAAAGTCTTTGTTTTTAACGTCGGACATGCTTTTATATCCGTAAATTTTAGTCAAATCAGCTCTTAAATTAGATGGATCCATTCCCGAATTAGCCAAAGCGTCGGAAAGAATTGCAAGCTTTCCAAAGTCAATATTGGCTTCTGGGTTTTCGACCGTCTTTTTTTCAGCCGGAGACTCTTCAACCGCATTTTTTTTCGCGGTATCTTTTTTGACTTCCGTCTTAGATTTCGGGGTCAAGTCTTCAAGCGGGAAAACGTCATCTATTTTCGCCGATCCTTCCTTGATTGCGGTGCTGATTCCGATCAATAGTTCAAGGTCCTTTAAAGTAATATCTTCGACCCCGGCCCTTCCAATCTTCTCAAAAACACGCTCCTTGGAGACGCCAACTTTTGCAAAAAAAGCGATGCACTTCTCGCGTCGGGCTGAAAGAGTGGTCGCGTCTCCGACGGCGACCTTCTTTGCTGCCGCGCAAACCTGATCCACATACGCGCGGGGGATAACTCGAAACAATGCGTTTCGGAGGGCGATGGAGGCCGCCGCGTTTGCAGTGACATTCATCATGTCAGCATTGAAAAGCTTCCCATCTTTTCCGGTGACCTTCCGCCGGCTTTCCATAGTAATAGCGACGTTCTTTTCTAAGTCATGCGCGAAACCTTGAGCCACACAAAAACCATTGCCATCGTTTTCACTTAGGATACGTGCGCCTGCGCGGAGGTTTCCCCAGCAGGAAGCGAAGATTTCCGCCAACCTGATACTCGGACCCTCAATGTTTTTACCGCCCCTAGGTAAGGCATAAAAGCAGCTTGCCGCCGTGTCTTCGTCAAGCGTAGCCATCATTTTTGCTTCTTCTCTTACCGCTGAAACAATCCGCGGCCATCGATGCGCGGTCGCAACCTGAATGTCGATTTCTTCCCTGTTAATTGTAGATAAGGATTGCCCGGGCTCAACTATGGTTCCTTCCATTACAGTTTCATTTTCCATTTGATTCGCCTTTTTTATAAGCGTAGGATGCAAGAGTCCGTCTCAAAAGGTAGCCTCCTTTTAAATTGGACACCGGCTCCGCTATTTAAACAGTAGCGGGGCTTTTTACATTTACGGTTGTTTTAAGTTAAAAAATACTCAAAATCTTTTTTAAGTACTGCTTGAATTGCAATCATATATCGGGAACTGATATTTCTCTTACCATTTTCCCAATTCCAGATTAATGCCTTCGATGCTTTCGGTTCGTATTTTTGCAAAGCGTCAGCAAACTTTCCGAAAGTGAGCCCGGCTTCAAGTCTAGCTTTTTTGATTTTCTTTTGATTTAACATCCCCATATTATAATCTTTCCAATGTTTAACGTCAATTATATTTAACGCTATTTCCAAAGACCGACACGCTTGCGCCTCGCCTGTTTTTCCGCGTTCACAAATTCAGACGAGTATTTGAACGGGTACTTGGTATAAGCGTTCGCGTATCCTTCCTTGATGATCTTCAAATTAACAAAGGTCCTGTCCTGCAAATAAACATAAGCCAAGGTTCGCCGGTATTTATCTTTCTTTTGCCGGTCGTATTTTAGAGTGACCTTTTTCCCCAAAACCAATGACTCCGTAAACCTTGAGGATTTCTTCCCGAGCGCCCGAATGGTTGCTTTATCTTGCATAGTTCTTTCAGCGTCTAAATTGAGTTTTCTGCTCGGATGATATTCCGGCGTATCGATTCCGATAAGCCTAACTTTGGTCCTGTCGCTTAGGACTAAAGTATCCCCATCGATGACGCGAGAAACCGTTAGGGCATAGCAGAATTGCGGGGAAAGGCTTGCGATGACTGTTAAAAAAAGAATGAATTTCTTCATAGTATTTTTCCGTCTTCAACAGAATGCGGCATTAGTGATCCCCAGCTTTTAAGCCTGCCGGTATAAGTGATTGTTTGGCCGTTTGAAAAAGTCAGCGCTTTTGCGGTTTCGCTTGGTTGCAAATATAGTTGAACGTCATAGAGTACGGTGTTTTGCATGTGCTTAACCAAAACAACTACATCATCCCCAAACGTAGCTTTCTGAACGCTTTCAATTTTACCTTTCCATAAAACAAGCCTGCCCTTGTAGTCTTCATCGAAAATTGTTTCCTTCTGAAGGTCGGTTATTTCTTCATTTGAAAAGTATTTGTCATAAGCTGGGAAGTCGATGCTGGCGTATTGCTCATTTTGAGCGCTGATATTCGTTTCGGGAACGCGATTAAAGCTTAAATAGCCAAGGCTAAGCATGGCCAGAAAGAACCAGAATAATATTGCCCAGGTCCCCATCTTCTTTTTTACTGGTTTCCCAGGTAAGGGGGTGAGTGGATAATGTTGATGGTCGCATGGCGGAATTTGTTCAGTTTTGTGTGGTGATTCCATGATTAAATTTCCTTTCAATTAAATGATTCAAGAACTACTAAAACGCCTTCATCTTCGCTAAATCCAAAGTCCAAATTATCCTCGCAAAGGCTATCAATCAATTTTCCAAGAGTGAGGGTTACCGGACAATTTTCGCCTAATGATGTTAGGTTTTTCGAATAAAGTCCTTCGATATTTCGAAACCAAGTTTGAGATATTTTGCTAATCATTTTCATTTCTCCTTTTTATTTTGCGTGTTTTAAAAAATCGTTATAAAGCGGGTGGGTTGGGACGATTCTTGCCCTAGACTTTTCAAAATAATCTGAGGACATATCGGTTCTATTTTCTTCCGGGCAAAGTTCATCCGGAAAACGGTCGCCATAATCCTTTGCGTAAATCGTAATCGTATCGGCAGGCAATCCGGTTACCGGGCCTTTTCGGTATGCGCATCGAATCTTTTCGCCGTTCACTTTGACGCTATGCTTTAAAACTTGGATGTTCATTTTATCCCCTTTTTCCATTCAGCTTGATTGCCGATTTCAATTAAATTACAGTAAACCATATTAAACGTCAACTGCATTTTACGAATAAACCCACATTGTTTACAAATGTTTACAAGTAATTATGTAAGTATTTGATTTGTATAGTGTTTTAATATGCGCAAAATAATATGCGTAGTGCGCATATTAATGTGCGCAGATTCTTTGATGCACGACAAAACGCGTTGTTTTGCGACAAAAGGCGTCGCAAGGCACATTTATTTCAGATTGTCAGTGACGGAAGCCGGCAAATTTTTGACAGCACATTTCAGTGGGTAAGGGGAGTGGTTCTACCCACGATTTTTCAGGTATTTGCTAGCTTGGTTCTAGCGAAGGCAGGGGGTTTCGAGTAGTTCGTCGATATAATCGAGGAGCTTCTGTTGATTCCGAAGCAGTGGCGCGCGCGTAACCATTGCCCACCCGGGAGGGGCGCAAAGCTTATCAACGCAAGCAAGCATGGTCACATCTTCGATTTCAGGGGCGGGAGGTTTATAATATTTTGGGCTTGGCCTTAATTGGGCGTGATAGCAACTCAGAAGCATCGGCATCGCTAAAATTATCATCGCGAATTTTACTGAAAAGAGCAGCTTGTTCTTTTTGTCGGAGTACTCTTCTAGCATCGGATTTCTCCATCTCTTTGTCCATCATGTCTTGCTCAAGGATTCCCTTTAGCCGTTCCTTGGCTTTTAATTGCTGCCAAAGAAAAAAGCTTCCGACTAAAGAAAAAATGCTTGCGATAATTTCCGCCCAAGACATGGTTATTTTTTCTCCGATTCTCTTTTCTTTTTCGCGAAATCCATCATCCACACCCCTGCATCCTTCATCACTGCAGGGACGTTCTTTTTTGTAAAAGCAAGTATCAAGGCACACGCAATCATAACCCCGCCGCCGACCCATTCCATGATCCCGCCGGAGGTAAAATAGGTAATGCACTGATCTAGTTGATAAGGCTCAATAATGACTGGTATTGGTGAAGCAGTTGGATCCATGTTTATTTTCTCCCCTGAAATAATTGTACACGATAACTTTAAATTTTGTCTCTAAGTATTTTGCTTAGGCCAGCGATAACCTAAAACAGCGGACTTCTTGAATTGCGCTATGCTCACGCTATCGCCCTGATTCCCGCCGAGCATCATGAAATTTGCTTTGTTCTTAGGATCTGGCCCAATGTAGAACCCGACGTGGCCGGATGTTGGACTAGATCCCCTGGAAAGAACCACAACGCAACCATAAGCGGGATTTATGAGTTTATCGCCCCATGACAGCCACGACCTGGCATTGGCCTTGCCTGTGCCTTCTAGGCCGCTTGCATTGATGCAATAATTGACGAATGACGAACACCAAGGGGTTTCATCATCCGAAGCTCGAAGCGTTGTCATTTTGTGAAACGCCACGATCTGAGGGTTATGCTGTTTGCCGGATATTTCTTTTATACCAATAAAAGATTCGGCAACTTCAACCCAAGGAGGATAAGGGTCAACATCTGGCTTTTCGGGTTCTTTTTTTATTAAAAAATCTTTCAATGTTGAAATTAAAGAGGTCCAAAAATTCATAGATTCCTTACCTCCCTATTCTGCCAAGCCTCATCTCTTGCAATATTTCTTCGTGCTCATGACTGTGCTGCGATATCGACCGACTGATTTCGTTATCTAATTTATCGATTGAATTGGATAACTTATTTTGGACGACCAGGAATAAGTTTATTGCCCTAGTATTGTCTTCCAACGCCAAGGAAAACTTCTCGCTGATATTCGTGATCTGTTCGTCTTTCTTAATAACGGACATCATAAAGTGCCCTAAGATTCGATGAACTATCCATCCACAGAAAGTCAGGATCCCGACAATGACGAGTCCTGAAATTCCGTAGGATTTTAAAAGCGTGAGGCCAAGTTCATTCACTGGTGTATCCAGTCTTAGTTCGCGCCCGCGCAAAGGCATTTGTCAGCAGTGGCATCGGCACAGTCGACAGCAACTTCGCCAGCCGTTGTTTCCCAGCCGTGAACACAGGCAAAAGTGCAAGTCGTATTGCAAGCGGTATTTGCGCCGGCGACAATGCTCCAACCTAATGATCCAGTGGCATTAGAGGTGATTGTTGAAGTGCTAAGAATTGCTCCAGCATCAAGACTTCCAGTCGTCACGATAGAAGAACCAGTAATTATGGCACCAGTAATATTCCCAGTTGTCACGATGGAATTATTCCCGGCGTCAATGCCTACATCCCAACCGTTGCCAATCATGATTGCTGTTTCGGTCGCGTCAGCATCTTCAGTGATAGCAACAACGTTAAGAGCCTGAATGGTATTGGAAACACCTGTATGGTTCGCATTCGTGATACCAATATCAATGGCAGTATAATTGTCAGAGCCATCCATTATCCCAAGAGTCGGAGCAATGGAAACCGCTGTTGCCGACGCGGAAGGTGCATTAGTTCTGATCGACGTAATATCATTTGTTCCACCAGCAGAAACGGACCCGGATAATGTCCCAGAGATTCCAGTCGAGGAAATATTGCCGCTAGTGGTAATGTCATTGCTTTGAAGATTTAATTCCGTCGCAGATAATGTTAATTCTGAGGTGCCATTAATCGAAAAATTAAAACTGGCACCTGTCGGGGCATTCATTCGGATTGCGTTTACGCCGCCATTATCTCGTCCAATTTGATATTCAGTGTTGGTTACTGCGGTCCCGGCAGAAAAAGTCATCATGCCTGCGGGCGTAAATGGAGCAGAAATACCTTCTGGAATTAAAATGGTGCCAGAACCACTTAATCGCTTAATCTCAAGATTTCCATCCGTATATCGAATTGAATAATTAGGGGTATTTCCAAACAATAATCCGATGTCTCCTTTTAGCCATTGGTTGAATTTTTGAATTTCAACATTGGTAGTGCTTAAAGCGCCAGGAGCTGCAAAAGCACCAGACGGGGCAAGCAAAAGGGAGAATGCAATTATCAGATTTTTTAATTTTGTTTTCATTTTATCCTCTTAGTTTTTTTAAAATTTTAATTATTAAATAATATTGTCATCCTCAGTGTCAATATACTGCACTAGGATTCATCATTTTTAATTTTAGGCAACGGAGGGGAGAAGATTTTCTTAGCCTCATATTTCCCATTAATGCTTCTGTTGAAAAACTTACCTTTAGAAATAGCATCTTTGAATTCATGGTTTACGGATTCATCAACATTATAATATTCGTAAATATCTCCGCTAAAAAACTCGATTTCCATAGTTTTGGAATTGATGTTGTAGCCAAACGATTTAATATTCGAACTAAGCACGTCTTGTCTTTCCATTGAATTTCCCTTAATGTTTTTATGTGGTTATGATTTCGCCGGTCATGAATACATTAACAATTCCGCCGACACCGCTAACCGAATTTGTAACGCGCATAGTGATAACCTCACCTGGCAGCACCCTGGGAACTTTGCCTTTCAAGGGCTCGCGCCAAATTTCCCCGATGGTGTTGAAAGCTGTAAAAGTCGTTGCGGCCAGAATGTTGTCGAAGTTTGGACTGTTAGTCCCGACAGAAGCGATCAATCCGCCCACCGTATTGTTTCCAAGCAACATGAATTTCAGATTCGCTATATCAATTCCGATAATTCCAGCTGGAGCGGTTAGCAGGGTGGTGTTCCCGGTGGTCGTCACGTCGATGCTTGGAGAGGATGTATTTATTAAACCAGTTTCTAAATACAGAAGCTTGCTTAAAGTAAGCGACTTGATCCCCGTATAACCACGAAGCATTTTATAAATATCAGCCATTATCCGTATCTCCTAACCGTGATTTGCACAGTAGGGTCTTCCGCTACCGTGCCGGCGTCGGTTGTGAGCCTTATTGAAACCACATCACCAGTAACCAGATTAACTACTGGCGACGTGGCACTACCACCATCACCATTCGTAATCGCAACAGACATGGCGCTAGAAGCACCATTAACACCTACTATATAAGTGTCAGTATGGGCAGCTCCATTCGCCACCCTGGTGCCAACCGCAAATTCGACAATCTGACAATTATAAGGGGCTACAAAAATATAATAAGGATCGCTCCCAAGACCGTCTGGTGACAAGTTTGCTAGAGAGTAGCTTTGCGGAATCACTCCGGGGCAGGTAAATCCATAATTCTCACGGTATCGATTATCTAAGCCGAAGGTCGTGTAGGTCGGGTTGGCCTGATACTGAACGTAGGTGGTCATATAATCTTGGAGGAATCCGAAAGGAGGAGCCCCAAGATTAAGAATAGCGTCCGACGAGAAAATCGCTTGCCCATAAAGCTTTACGCCCTCGGGAGCGAAAGCAGTTGCCCACCATGCACAGGTCGGGTTGTTGTAAATCGCGGTATTTGTGATTTTGCAGTACGAAAGAGCGTCATTTGCAAAGAAAGAATTTCCTGCGCCTTCCGTGTTTGCGCCAGAATCAATATCGTAAAGACATTCGCCATCATTCGACACAAAGGTATTTAATTGCCCAAAGCCAATGAAGGTGTCCTTAGTCCGAATTAGAGCCCCTTTATGCGCTCCAACAGGGCAAGTTATCGAGTAGGTTTTGCCAAATCCAAACACTAAACGACCGTTTGTGACGTTGAAAGTGTATGGGGTCTGAGTCAAAGGATCTGGGGGGGTGTGGATGACATTTTCCGCTGCATTAACGAACGTTCCTGACCCGCTAAAAGCGTAATATGTATTTGTAAATACGGTGGGAGCTTCTACATACGCTTCGCAAAATCCATCCGAAACATGGCCAGAAAAATAATTATTAAAAACGCAATTTCTAAATATTATTCTTCCGCTTCTTTGGGAGATAGCGACTCCGTTATTTAGCACATTCCCCTGAAACGTAATGCCGTGCAGACGCAGTGTTGTAGTTGTCGATGCTGCGTAAATCATGACGCCTGTCGTATTTTGAAATATGACATTGCCGGGTGTAGATTGATCGCCTTCAAACTGAATAATGCTTAATACGTTAGCAGAATCTAATCCCCTTGAAATAGTATCTGGAATGTCGAGAGTCACGTTAGGATAAGTTCCGGCGGCACAATGGATGATGTAGCGCCCAGGGCCCATTTGCAGACATCTCTCAATTGCGTATTCAGGGTTTTGCCAGGCGTTGCCAGATCCTGCGCTCGTTCCCGTATTGGTATCGCTGCCATTCACGATATCGATATATCGTTCGACATCAACGTAGATGTCCGAGGTGAATCCAGCATTATTATAAACCTGTCCGCCTGTTACGTTTGTTCTAGTAAAGAAAATATTTGCGCCCAAGGCTGTTGCGCTCGTCCAAAAGGCTACACTCTCCGGGTTTCCGCCTCCGGTTATTCCACTACCAGCTCCGATTAAAACCCAGTCTCCATTTCCGATGCCGTTTTGCAGCTGATAAGTTGCAGGGTTTCCGCTCCCATCAGAGTCAACAACATAGCACCACAATCCCTCATATCTTTGAATCGTGGGAATCGCATCTCGCGCAGCAATATTAACCGCATAAGTTCTGGCATCTAAGGCCAATTGAGCCGAAAGGAGAAAATTTGAAGAAACGTTAATTGACATATTTTACCTTAGAAATTGAACGTAATATTTTGCCCAAGAGACGTCAGGTTATTAAATTCGTAAACTCGATAATCTTGCGGAGTTCCATCTAGTCCTGTAATCACAATAGGACTTACCACAGTCCAGTCCGCGGTAATGTTGAACCCGTTTTGGTCTATGATCGATGTTAGTGCGGGATAAGCCGATGGATAAGCATAATAATAAACTTGGGAGCTAGGCGAGAAAGCCCTCGTGTAATTACTTTGAATAACAACGGACTTTGTTAAACCAGCAATCGCCGCCCCGCTTAAGCCAGGCGACCCAACGCCATGGTAAAACGGATAAACATAAGTGTAGTTTCGGACGTTAGAATTGCTTGTCGAGGTACCGTCGCCAACGGTTGATCGGTAAGCGGTAGATGCAAATCCACCGACCCCTGTAACGTCTATATAGTTTTCGACCCCACCAGCGCCAATTGGCGACGCCACGGTATTGATTGTGGAGTATGCTCCGCCGTTATTGCTTCTTTGAAAAATAACCGAAGTAATCGGATTCGTATTTCGAACGGTTGTCGCAGAAAGAGTGATCGGCGCTTGAGGATTTCCAAACTCATAAACCCCAGAGCCAGGCGTGCTACCTAAAGTTACGGTCGGCGCAATGTAGGGATAAAGCAGCATGTCAAACATCTGCTGCATGGTCTGGGCGGTAAACGTCGTGCCCGCGAGTATCCCGCCGAGAGTAACTGGCGTAGGTGTCGTGTTAGTGTAGGTTGACCCTCCACCACCGCCGCCACTTCCGCCTGGCCCAATGATCTGACCCGAATCGGTGTGACCAAATTGCAACGGTGCCAAAGCAATTAAGGCAACTAACGCTATTTTTTTTATCAATTTTTTTAATTGCATAAATAAACAACGAGGTCATTTGCGTTATCAGCGGCCCCGTACATCCAATTTAGGTTTTTAAGGGAAATATTGTTTAATGCGGCCCCTGCGACTAAAGCAGCCCCACGATTAGCGCCGCCTGCATTAGTGACAGTGCTTCCGCCCAAATAAATTGGCCCAACGTTTGTGGACGGAGCTTGAAAAGTGCAGTTATAAACTTGAAGTGCAGGGAACGCGACTGCGCTGGTTCCTAAAGTAATTCTACCATTTACTGGCGCTCTGAATTGAGCGAAGGCTAATGGAGCCAGAAGGACGCCAATTATTGTCAGAAGGCAAACTTTGATTGTTTTTCTCATTTTAATTTCCCTTTTGAGATTCTTCAGAAGAATCTTCACGATATTCTGCCACTTTGACTTCTGCGTCAAGGTCGGCTTCCCGTTCCTTCGGATTTCTATACCCAAGCTTGCGAGCTTCCTCGATTATTGACTCCAGATTTTCTTTCTTTTTACTGAATTTTTCCAAATCGATTTTGACGCATTCCAGTTGGATCAACACTTGATCGATGTCGACATCTTCATTCACAGAGACTTGTCTTGTAAGAATTCCACCATCTAATGTTTTCATTTAGGTAACTCCTGCTCTTCTTTGTTTTTTCTATTCTTTTCAGCTGTGATCTGTCGGTTTATTTCAACAGATTTAGAAAATCTTTTGTCTAATTCTATTTTTAAAATAGAGGAAAATGGGATAATTCTAAATAGGTCATCGCTGGTTATAATCTCAATCGTGCTTGTGTCTTTCACTATAAAATGAATCCCCTCGAAGTCTTCCGACTTTCCGGTGATATAATGAATTTTAATCCCGTAATGATCCGGCAAGTCGGGATGCTCTTTAGGAATAAAAGGAAGAAGATTAGGATTCATTTATGCGACCCTCATTATGTATCGGACACGAATAGACCTTGGACGGATGTCTTGTGTCGACGATAATTGCGTATTTGTTGTCCCGCCACCACCAGAACCGCTTGTCCCGGAAATAGCTCCACCCCCGCCTGATCCTGTGTTTCCAAAGCCATCATGGGCATGGTCTCCTTGTAACGGAGAAGACGGATTTAGGTTCATGTTTTGCCCACCACCAATTTGCAATTCGTATCCAACACCAGGGGCTGATTGATTCACAAGGCCAGTTATCGCCGGGGCAGGATGCGTGTGTGCCGTAGCTGAATAAGAGCCCGCTCCGTGAGTATGGGTAGATTCCGTGTGCGAGTGAGCAATATTGATTGTGCTCCCGGCATTACCGACCGCCGCGGTTCCCCATACGGCTGTGTCAATGTCTCCACCGCCATCAGTTCCGAACCCAACCAGATATCTTCCCGATAAATCTGGGAGCGTTTGAGACCCTAGCGATCCAACGACACGCGAAGAACCATCGCAATAAGCAAAAAAAGCTGTGTCAAAAGTGAGGGCGGCATTAAAATCATAAAATGCCTGAATTGTACCGATAGGCGGAATATACCCGGCTGCATTAACGCTAGATTGTCCCAGGGTTATAATGTCACCGCTAGAATAAATAAGGCCATGAATAGGGATTTCTAAATTTGTCCCTCTGCGCCTGAAAATGATACTCTCATTTTCCTGGTCAACATCGGTTAAACTCGCCTCCGCGACAATGGCATATTCGCCATCGACTAAGGCCCCATAAGTCCCGGCCACCAGAGTCACCGGGCTTGCGGTATATCTATCTTTTCGAACTACTAAAACTTCGCCATCAGCGAGAGTTAAGGGGCTTGCCGCGGCCAAAATCTGGTTTATCTGTTCGGTAGTTTGGTGCCTGAAGGAAAGCTGAATAGGTTGCGTGAAAACTATCGTTGAACCATTCCATGCCAGGGTGGCGGCGCTGCGCAACAAAGTTGGGTAGATTGTATCTGTCTTATTAAAGAGGTAAACAATACAACGCCAGGCTCTATTCAAAAGCCAATTAAACCATTGGTTAGGCGGGCGTTGATCTGCGCTCCAGCCTTGGGCTCTTGGAGTCGCTCCAGGATTTAAAAATCTTGTGGGGTCTGCTTCAACGGCAGAGGCCCATTCCGGTTCATCTGGTTTTGCCACTTAAAAACTCCTTAAGGCACTGCTAGCAACGTTGCGAAGGTTCCACCGACAGACGGGTCGTCAAAATCACCAAAGCCTCGGCCTGTTGGATCTATTCCGGCAAAAGCAAAGCCACCATTTAAACCGTCATATTGACCTATGCCGTAAACTTTAACCCCACCCGCAACTACGTCTTGCATGATCTGCAGTATTTTTATCACGTCTAGTGTGCTGATGTCTACCGTCGCGAAGAAACCAACCTCGGCTGGAAACAATTCTTCCATCCTAGTTATCGGTGAACCTGTAATTAAATTGAAAATTCTCAGAACTGCTTCGGCGGTTGCGTTGGAAATATTGATGGAAATTCGAGCATACAAAGCCAGGCGATACTCATCATCATTTCTGCCTCGCCTATCCTCGTTGACTATCGTCCCAAAAAGGTCGAGCTGCATTCCAACGGCGGTCGCTAATTCACGACCGGCAATCATGCCAAAAATCGCATTTTCTTCCGGTTGGACGTCGGTAATGAATCCCCTCAAAAGCCCAACGAGTAGGGGCTTGTCTTTGAATTGGGAAGTCAGTCTAGCGACGGCTTCAGCTGAGTGATTAGGGTTATAGGTAACTGTCATTATGGTGTCACATTCACAGTAATGTTTGCCGTATCCCAATCGGAAATTTCTACGTCTCCGATTACAATATTATTTTCCAAAGTAGGTCCCGGCGCTATCCCTATTAAAATTTCCATTTCAACCACGCCGAGAATATTATCAAGCGGACAGAAAAGCTTATGATGCAGGACGTCATCGCCAATGCTAAATGAAGCCGTCCCGTAATCGGCCAATAATTGCCTCATTGTCACGTCGCCACCTATCGGGAAGTCAGAATTTGCAACGACGTTGATGATGACATAAATGGGGACAGCGGTTGGCCTAGAAAACTCGATGCTATGGGAGGTACCTTGAGAATCGACCACGATTTCAGTAATTACACCAAAGGTTTCAATCCCCGCCGCTTTAACAGCAAAGATAGTATCGGCGATTTCCTGATTGTCTCCTCCCAGAACTATCACTTGGACCGATTTAGCTGGCCTGCCGGAGACAACAAAAGCCTCGACGTTCTCATAAACGCGCGCGTCTTCGACTTCATCAATCGACAACACCCTCGATCTAATAGCTTCCACGGTCGCCCAACCGTAAGTGGATAGCGTGCGAAGTCGCCTAATTCTTAATTCGGGGTCGCTTTCGATGTTCTTCCCCATAGTTATATCGGCAGGATTGTTAAAAAGATCCCAACCCGCAATTGGGGTTTCAATGACTGTTAAAGTATTTGCATAAGCGGGGATAGCGCCGGCGTCTTCCGCTTCTAGAGCCACAGATATGTTGGGAAGAACGCCTTTGACGGTTTCCGTAACGACGATATTCACCGCAACAGCAGTATTGGTCAAAGTGTTCGATGCGACTTGCAGCATCAACTGATCTTGCTCGCCATCGGCCCCGGCAAAAGTAACCGTGAATCCGCTAGTGTAGTTCCCGGAGACAGTAACCCCAGAAAGGTTCGACAAGCCATTCAGGGCCGCCGCAACAGCCGCGGCGTTAGAACTGAATAGCAAGAGCCCAGTTTGCTCCCCATCAAAGCTTAGGGTCCAATTGCCGGCGTCTGGCACGGCAGAAAAAGCGACTAATTGCTGTTCGTTAGTGCCTGGGCCTATTATAGCCTCGGCTAAAGTGACAAAGCGCGCATCGGCATTCCCGTTCACGGAGACAATAGACCCGGCTGGAATGACTGTCGTTTCGGTGCCGTAAGCAATGCCTGTCCCGGTTCCGCGCGTAGCTTCCAAGCGTTTGATTCCGGTAATCGAAACAACGTTATCTAGGTTTATTCCGTCTGCGGTCGATGGGTATTGAGAATAGTAAACCCCTTCGGCGAGCTCCCAAATTTTCGCCTCTCGCTCTGCTTGAATTCCGACAAGTTGCCCTAAAAATTCGGTCGGCAAAAGATTGATCCCATTGCCAAGGGCGTCGCGAATGGCCTGCTCTATTTCCGCTTTAATAATATCTAATCTTTTAATTACAAACCCGGTTGGGGTTACTCCGTAAGCCATTGCTTACCTCTCTTTTTCGATTATCAGATTTCAACAATTTGAGAAAAGTCGATAAAACCCTCTTCAGTAAGGCATCTAAAATCCAAATTTGCTTCCCTGGCATTCGCATCGTATTCAAAATTAAATTGCGTAAGTTCTATGACCCCAACAGTTTCAAGAGCGGTATTTTTTAAAACCTCTTGGACTACGTTGAAACTTGGCTTTTTTACTAAAATATCTTGATAGTAAGGGACTCCCAAGGACTCATCCAAAAACCATTCTCCAAGGAAAAGCCTAAACCGGCATTGCATATGCTGCCTTATCGCTTCCAACCCCGTGGTCAGAGAAAGGGAATTGTTCACAATAAGCAAATCCCCAGTCGCTTGATCTAATTGAAAACTACTCATGGTTTAGATTTTACCTTAACTTTCTAATAAAGCTCTAAGTTTTAGTTTTGCTATAGTCATTCCGCTTGCATCTGAAGTCCCCTTGGTGGCGATGTCGGCGGCCATGTACTCGTCGATGATTCTTAATAGCTCATTGCCGCCATTCAAAAACTGAAAGTGCCCGTTTGGCTTGATTCTAATCTCCGCCCCTGAGTTCTTTAATATGATATCGTCACCGTTGGAAACGCTCGCTGGTGTTGAAAATGGGTAGCATCCCGGTATTGCTATTGCGTCGCTAATATGATGACGCCGAGCATCTTGCGGGTCTAGTATTTTTCCGCTAGAAAGCCATTTCTCAAGGCTTTGGTCGGAGAAAATAAGTAAAACATTTTGGTCTTTCTTCAACGGCAAGGAAATAAAAGCGTCGCCCGCGCGCGGGATAGCTAATGGAACGTTGTAAATAATCGGAGGATCTGGGGCTTCCCCGTCGAGATACTTGCTTTTAAGATATGGCTGGGCATCGACTAATTGCTTCTTAAAATCATATCGAATAACTTTTGCCGGGACGCAGACCCTCATTTCCGTAGAGACGGCTTCCATGGCGGCCTTAATGACATCGGTCAGCGTTGGCGTGATTTCGCTGTCCAAAACCTCTTCATTCTCTTCATCGATAAAATCTACCATGCTATTTCACCTTCGATGTTTCGCATTCAGAAACAAAGCTCCCACTTTGAGAGTCTCCATTGTGAACAACTCGCTTGAGCTTGAATGTCCCATTGATGAATCTACTTTTGATCTTAACCGCTCGCCCTGGCTTTAAAGCCGGCTGAAGCAACGAAGTGAATTGGATGCCTTCCTTCGTCTTAGTCGGCGACCCAACGAGGCCGGTGTCAGGGGTCAAAAATACTGCGCCTTCCTTGGAGGTCTGATTGAATGGGATGATCTGCAAGGTTTCATCTTGAATGGACCAATCGAGCCCGTAGGTTTTTGCTAAAACGTCTAAATGCTCCCGTACGTTCCCCGAAAAAGTAATTCCATTGGCATAATTCTGATTAGGGATACCCTGTTGACTGCCAAGAGGAAGCCCTAAAGCGTCTCCAAGATCTCTAATCAGATTCGTAAGCCTCGTGTTTGGCGGATACCCCTTATCAAGCCTTGCGTTTCGATAACGATTCCCACCGTCTTTAACTTCGACTTTAGTTATGATGTCCGGCTTTTCCACGGAGTGCGAAACCTTATCCACGTTGCCTATGAATAAAGTTTCTACCGTATTCTTAGCGAAAAGCTTTACATTCTCCGCTATCTGATCCGGCAAACCAAGATATCCTGCCGATAATCTAACCCTGGTATTTTTCGCTTCGAGCATGCTTCTGGTGTTCTCGGAAAGGTTATAAATCTCGATCTCGGCTTTATTCGGAGTTGATTTATTCGTCTTTTCGCAAGCGAAGCTTATCCTCAAATCCTGAATTTTCTTGGTAGGCCCAAATTGAGGAAATATCTCCAAGACTACTTTCCTTAAATAAAGCTCGCTCATAAAACCTCTGGAGTAATGTCTTCATAAAGAAGCTTGTATTTATCTCCAAGGCCATCGCGAGGACATTCAATGAATTGCAAAGTAGTGTCAAAGAGCATCATCTTTCCAGGAGGAAGGCCAATCACCTCGAAGCGTTCCAGCAACTCCGTATTAATGTGCAAAGGCAACCCACTAATTAAAGGGACTTCCGATGGATCGAAAATAGATAATACCCAACGCTCTATCCGGTCATTCCAATTGATAAGCAAAACCACTTCCACATCATCAAGGATTGTCCTGATTTTAAAAGACGCGTTTTCAGAATTTAAGGGGATTTCAAATATCATTTTAAAAACCAGTTATCCCTCTGAAGATTGCTGCGCTAGTATTTGTGAACTCCTTAAATTTTCCGATAAGACCGCTTGAAGCTTCCGTCGGCGGAGTTACTTGTCCGCCCTTGTCCACGGTCTTCGCCGCGAGACTCTTGACGCTCTGATTTAAATTGGCGGTGCTGATTAACTGCGACTGGACGAGCCTCACTTGCCGAAAATTAGCGGTGAAGTGAATCGCGTTCCCGGTTTCCGCAGTCCTAGGGACATGCAAGTCCTCGAGAATCATATTCTCATAACGTTTGAGTCCGGTCAAAACGGTGAATGGCTTTCTTGTCTTTTGAAGATTCACCAGACTATTAAAGGCGTCTATCGATCTTGAACCACTGCCGCCGAAAGGATTATTGAATCCGAAAATATTTGATGCTTCAGTAACTAAGTTTTGGACATTGCTTATTGCCGCGAATCCTAATGGGGTGTCAGTGATAACTCCCTCAATTGACAGCATAGGCGGGCGCACATAAACATGGTCGGTAACATCTGCGCCTTCTTCAACAGGGTTCTCGCTAACTTCGCAGGTCGAGCTGTGTTCTTCTCTTACCGTGGCATCGATAACAATCCCCGTCGTTGACCCAACAGTAGAATATCGAAAAACGCCTTTGAATTTATCAGTAATACTCGTCGACCCCAATTCAGAAGGGGCAATCACGGCGCGTTCTTGTCTAAATAATATTCCTAAGATTCCCATTATTTCCGCCCCGGCTCAATGTTCCTCTTCGCTTCTAAAAGGACATTGTTAAATCTTCGCTTAACCTCTTCCGAAGTTACGCGAGCGATTTCCTGATCCGTTCCAGCCGCAAAATGAAATTCAAATTTCTGATTGATATTCACATCGCTAGCAGGTCCGGGTGATTGCAATTTGCCAACAGCTTCTTTAGTTCCAGTCTCAGGGCTTAAGATTATCTTACCTTCTTTGTCGGTTTTAACTGACTTATCTTTTTCTTGAAGGCCACGAGTCCCAAAGGTTTTAGGATCAAATTGAGTATTTTTAATGGCATTCATAAGGCCATCATCTTTTACTCTTCCCCCAAATTCTATAAGTCCACCCTTTCCAAAATAACCAAGAGGAGTCGCGAGCCGCAGGACTTTTGCAATTTCGTTTCCAACAAAACCGAGGCTTTCTAGCATTTCATTTAAGCCATCAACTACGCTTCCGATTTCTTTTCTCCAAGCAAACATGGCTGCACCGATTGCAGCTACAGCGCCAATCGCAAGGCCAACAGGGCCGAGGAATGCTAAGAGTGAAGCCCCTGCAGTGCTAGCGCCACCAGCAACAGACCCGAGATTTGCGGCTAAGCTAATGATGGCAGTTATTAGATTGCCCAATCCAACTATTATTTTAACGGCATAGAGGCCAGCAATTGCAATTGCGGCGTATTTAGCGACGGTAATTATAGTTTCTAAATTATCAATCAACCATGCAAGGGCTGGAATTAATTTGTTTTGGATGAAAACAAAAAGTTTCTCCGCTATAATTTTAAGTTTACCAATCCACTCGGCAAGCTTTTGTTTGATTATCGCATTGTTGGCTTTTATCCACGTGAGCGCCATCTTTGCGTACTTGTCAAAAACAGGGATTAATTCTGAGCCTATTTTTCTGACAATCGCGCCCGCGTAACCTTGAAGCCTGGTAAGATTGTCGTTAAAATCCTCCGCTGCCTTCGCTGCCCCGCCGCTAATTCCAAGCCCTAAATTATTAAACTCGTCGTATAATTCTTGGATACCCTTTGCCCCAAGGTTTAAGAGCGGAAGAAGCTCTTGCCCACTTCTCCCAAAAATATCCCTGGTTAAGGCTATCTGCTTACTTTTATTAGTCACCTTAGAAAGCTTGTCAGCAATCGCGACTAATCCTTGTTCATTATTCTTGATTGTTTTTGGATCGATGCCGAGTGATTTAAAAGATTCGGCAGCCTCTTTATTGCCTGCCTTAGCGTCATTCATTTTTTTGGAAAGAAGGCCAAAGGCCATCTGAAGAGTCCCGATGTTTACATCAGACAAGCTTGCAACATAAGAAAGCCGCTCTAATTGCTCGACTGTAACGCCGATCTTTTGACTCGTCTTATTAAGATCGTCCCCATAATTCGCAGCGTTCTTTACTATCGAGAATAAACCAACGGCAGCGGACGTAGCAACTCCGGCAATAACCGCACCGACTTTGGCCATGCTTTTAATCGACGATTGAAACTTGAGAAGTTCCTTTTGATCGACTTTGAAACCTAATTTTGTGAATAATTCTGAAACTATCAATTGCGGCCCCTGCTTTTTTCTCTAGCCTTTTCGATCTCGGCATCTTGCAGAGCGTCTTGATATTCTATTGCGTCGTAGGCATCGAGAGAGTCATCTAGCGACCAATGAGTTTCAAACTCTTGAAGGGTCACTACTTTTCTTAAAACCAAACCCCATTTAATCCATTCTATTTCAGGCTCTACCTTGCCTTGATTCGATTTCCTTGCGCCTTGGCCATAAGAGCGGGAAGCTCTCTGGCCCATTCGCCTAAAAAACTTGCGAACTGAAATTGAATGGCCTCTTTAATCAACTTAAAGAGCAATCCAAAATTGCCGGCAAAGTCTGTGTCGAAGATAATGGGGCGCTTAATATCGTTCTCGAAAACGCTAATACATTCGAGTAAATCTTTAGACAGCACTGGTAAATCTTTCGGGCTGCAATTCTCAAATACTGCCGAAAGTGCATCGCCTATTTGTTTACCGGTAACGTCAGCATCGTCTCCGTTTTCAACGAAAATCCCAAAAGGCTTTGCAGCAATTTTGATAAGCTCCCCTAAAATAGTTAAGCCTTTTGTCGTCGTAAAATGAGTGATCGAATACTTAACCCCATCAACTTCGAATTCTTTTGTTTGTCTTGCCATAGCCTCCCCTTATTTTTTTAATTCCCAGCAATATTTACAACTAAAATGTCAGTCTGAAGCTCCCATGTTCGGTTTCCAGCTTCCCGCGCATATTCCGAATCGGCAAACTTAGTGACCCAAGCGGTTTCGGCAGTATATAAAGTGTTCCCGTTTGCGTCTTTAATCATGAGCGGAAAAGCTCCTGCATTTCCGAGCTCATCTAATTGCGCCAACGTGGAAAGCCCTTGGTTTTGCGAGGAAGTCTGCATCAGAGTGAAAGCGATATCACCAGACTTGTCATTGCTTTTGCTGCGCGCGCCTTCGCCGTCACTGCCAATCTGCCTGGTCCACATGGGATTAGCTCGATTGACAGAAACGAAAGTTCCGTCGGCAAAGCCAGAATTAATGAGAAGCGGTCCGAAAATTATGATGATGTCTTTCGGGTCGTAAGTCTTAACTGCCATTTTTAATCTCCTTTAAACCGTTAAATCATTAAACCGTAACAACGCCACGAATTGTCACCTTGTGAATTGCGCCACTTAGTCTCCCGGTGAATTCTAAATCTGGCAACAGCCGGTCAGCCCTATCTAATTCACTAACTTCGGTCGCTCTTGGAACGGTGACGGTGTACTTTGGATCATCCGCTAAGACGCCAACGTTTTCAGCGTTTTCCAAGACTCCACGCATAACGTTTTCAATGATTGCAATTCCGCCATCGGTGAAAGGGATTCTTGGGAGACTTATCAGTCTTGCAAAAACACCTTCTTCCATTTGCGCTTGAAGCCAATCAACGTCGCGGATTTCATCAATGAACAAACCAGAAGCCATCGTTCCGGTAATCGACATATTTACGCCTTGGCCGGTAACATACAAATTAGCGTTTTTAGCCAAAGCTGCGGTTCTAAAACTCGTAGTTAAATTGTCGGGAACGACACCAGTCAGGGTTTTAAGATGCCATGTGAAGGTTCCAGGGCTGTAAGGGAAGCCCTTACCCATTGCCGCAGCGTCCGCGAAATCGGTGGGATCAGCATTATACCAAACAGAAGTTCGGTTATAAGCGCGGTCTTCAAGTAAATAAGCGATGTCCGTGGTGCTAACATCGCTGCCAATACCTGCGTCAGAAGATACCGTGAAATAAATTTTTCTCTGCGCTTCAATGTAAGCCGCGGCTAATAGGACTTGAGTCGCACTGCGTTCGGTCCAGATAAGGCCATACCAATCGTCGTCTTCCTCTCGAATGGCAGCTAGAAAGTCTTGGACGCCGACATTCGCAGTCGTCGTTGCAACCACCGCCGTTGCTTGGCTAACTCCGAGAGTAACAAGAAAACCAGTCAGCGAGACCGGAACTCCCGCGGCTTGCGCGGTAACCGTAATCACTCTATTGCCAACGCCGCCGACCGTCGCTGTTGCAACGCCGGCAGTCGCTTGAATCTTTCCGGCAATTACTCCCATCGTAGTCACATGATCGACCGCAAAGGTAGTCGCCGTGAGCGCCACGCCGTCAACGGTGCCATTGACAACGTTATCCGCAATAAGGTCTGCGCTGAAGGTGATCGTTTGAACCTGGGCTACCCGCGTGCCCTCAATACCTATCTTCAAACTATTCACTCGGGGGGATTGTCCAAAAATTCTAAGGGCAGCAACATATTCATCATCAGTCGTTGCGAAATCGTCGCCAACCTCATCGATGTTTGAATACTCGCGAACTAATTCGCCGCCAAAACTTCCATTATCACCTAAAATCAAAGGCACTCCAAAACCAGACCTTGTGATATTAGACGCTTGTCTAGTAATTTGAACATCTACAACAAAAGAAATAGGTAAATCAGCCATGTCAAAATCCCCTTAGATTTTAAGTTGGGCCGATTTCCATCGGACCGACTGCGATAATTTCTGAACCATCAATAGTTCCGTCAATGATAACGGACTCAATAACACCCACATCGTCTTCTTGATTCTCAGCGATACCAAGTAGAAAGTCAAAACTTACATGGTCCTCGTATCTAGTTTCTAACACTTCAGTCAGATTTTGGATAGTTCCTTTATCCCAAAAAGCGATCCCGCTTACTGAAAAATATCTTTTTGTGCTCTCATTCCCCAGAGAATTGTAAACTTTCATTGCCTCGTCGGTCATCCTTAACTCGTTCGGAATTCCTTCATCGATCAAGTCAAAAAAGTCTATGACGACCGAAAGGCTACGCTGCCCACCGTAGTTCGCGATCCCATTTATGTTCGGATCTTGCATTTCATCCCAGCCGATTTTCTGGGTACTTAAAAAACGCACTGCGACATAGGGATAAATGTTTCTTGGCGCGTTTTGATCCGAAAACCACACCGTCACCGGAAGAGGTAAGACAGTCGAAAGAAGGGTTGCAATAGCTTGAGACGCCCCGCCGGTGACCGTTGGACCTACTATCGCGGTCAAAATGGCTACTTGAGAAGTCACGGTTAATTGCCTTGGACCCGTTATAACCGCTTTAAAGATATGCGTGCTTCCCTGAATATTGCGCCTTAAAAGCTCCATCGTATTGTTGTGGGAAACCGCGAACGTAACTGCGGGGATTGCCAAAGCGTTAAACGACGCATTAATGACGTTCCCGGTCACAAAATCCGCATTGAATGTGATTGTGAACACATGGCGGCGGCCAAGGTTCCCCATCAGCCAATCAAAGAGAGAATCTTTTATCGCTAGCTCGTTCATGTATTGACCTCGGCCAAGACGACTTTCCAATAAGGGTCAATGATATTGATATCTGACTCCCAGAATTCAACGTTCTGGACTTCGAACATGCGGCCATCAACATTTACCAAGTCAGCCCTGATGCCTGCATCTTTGTTTGCGGTAAAAAGTTCCGTGGCGCAGTAGCCCTTCCTATGGGCGCGAGTTCTTTGCCCTTCTGGGAGGTTTAAAAGCTCCTTCCCCGTCATTGGCTGAATGCTCATCTCAACATCGAATGTGGCGGGAATGGCGGTGGCTGGGACGTAATAACCGCGCGAGTTCGTCCCCGCCGCAAATCTTGTTACGGTGAACGTTCTCCCAAACCTTGCAATTAAAGCTGAAGCGCTCATTTCTTCATTACCGTTTCATAGCTGATAGATTGTCGAAGTCTTCCGGTATCGATTAAAGGCGTAATCTTCTTTCTCTTAACGCTCTTTATACGAATGGTTGACTCAGCGTTTGCTTGAAAATTTCCCTGCGCTATCGTCTTTTGGATCTCGCCTTTATACAAAACGCCAATATAATTTAACTCCCCGGACGCGCTCTTTTTTTTCAATTCGATATTAAGGACAGCTTTCTTAAATGAATCCTTCACCTTTTCCCTGTTTTCCGCAGCTGTTTGGCGCATGAATGGTCGCGGCGGGATTCTGGATGTCCCATATTCGTTCCACGTGGCAACATCGGCAAGGTTCGCTTTGCCAGACTTCTCGTAACTCCCGGCATTAGATAAAACTCCGACCTTAATGTAGGCATCTTTCAGCAGTTTTAGTTGCGATTCGATGCGGTCCCATCCGTGGTCGATCTTTTTCACCTTTGAGACGATGATTTTGAAAACCACCTTTACCTCACAACAATCGGAGTTATTAAAAGCGTCTTTCTAAGCTGGATTAGAAGCCTTCCATAAACAGTATCGGCTAAAGGATTAAATTCGGTAGTACTGCCGCCGCCTCCTCCGCCACCGTAGGACACGCTCAAATCGCCGACGCTTTCAGAGGTAATCGGGCCAGCAGGTCCTAACGCGCTGTTAGAATTGGCGGTCGCGCGCAATAAATGAGCGGTGTAAAGCGCGTGCGCGTAATCTGATTTAATTCCCCAGATTCTTCGATTGATATAAGGGCGGGCGTATTCAATGAATCTACTGATTCGGTCGGTCGCTATTGACGCTAGCTCCGGGGCAACGTCAATGACTGTGGCTGCATTGATTGCCATAATTTATTCATCCTCTTATTCTTTTTCTTCTGAATAAGAATCGATCAATTTAATACGGCTTTCAATGGCCTCGATGACACCTTTGCGAGTTTCTTTCCTAAGCCAAGCCTCTAGGTCAGTAACCTTTAAGCACACATTTACTAAGTCGACGGCTTCTTTAAGCTTCAAGGATTTGATGTCGATTGAAAATTCGTTTTCAATAAGCTCGGAAGGCACCGCCTCTAATTCACCAAATTCCACGGCTTCAGCAGACTTATCAGGGTTATCGGAGGGTTTTTGCTCATTACCATCTGCCGAAGCCGTGGAAAAAGAATCACCCGGCTCTTTTATCCAAACTAAATCACCGCGATCAAACCTAGGCTTAAGGTAAGGGTTTTCCTTGATCTTGTTCCAGTCTTCTTCCGAGATTGTATTAACTCCGGGATAAAAACGTACGGGACCGACCTTGAAGATATTAGGCAAGTTGTATTTCAGTAAATAAGCCTTCATAAAAACCTTCCTAATAATACAATTTAGAAACCGTAAACAAAGTTACAAGCCAAAGGATAATAAACGATGACTCCGCCGATACGTTGGTGGCAAGGCACTTCAAATTCAAGGCCCACTTCTTGTTCGGGGAATTGTTCGAAGTCCCAAGGAATTTCCAAAGTCAAAACGTCCGGGCTACGGTTATAAGCAACGAGCATTCTCGTGTTACCGACGCCGGCAGTCTCAAGCTTGTGGTAGCTATCCCACAAAGTGATCTCGGGATGATTTTCCATCAAAAACTTCATGATGGTGTAATTTGCATCCGATCCCATGCGAAGAGTCTTAAGCTGGGCCATTGCGCTAATAGGCATGATAACCGTGTTTGCGCTTTCAACGTCTCTAGTAACCACTCGGATATCCGTAATCGCTTCGCTAACATCGCGAGCAATTTGATCTGGGGTCTTAGCACTCCATAAAGGCGATGCCGCGACACCATCAGCCGCAACAGCTGCGCTTGGGATATTGACGTTGGTTAAAAAACCGGGA